CGCCCTAGCTAATGCTCCTAAGATGACTGGCTCATCAGGCACTAGAAGTGTATCAGCGTTAATTGCTAAAGGTACTTGTGGCTTAATAATGTTAAAGCGAAGGTTATAAGCACCATTTGGAATAGGAAACAAATCTACTTGTGTGTCGCCGTTAGCGTTTGTACCATTAAAGTTATAGTACATTGGACTACCCTTTTGTGGGGTCGTCAACAAGAACTGTTGATCCATCCACACAGTAGGAGCATTTGTTACAAAGAAGTTATCAGTGTCGTTTAGTACATCAATTACACGAAAGCGTTGACCAGAACCTGTTAATACATAGTTAAATACATCGGCTGTTGTTGTGGCAGACAGTGTCTCTGATAGAGCATTCCAGTTATAGGAGTCCTCAACCATTCGCTTAGAATCATTAACATAACGAGCAATGAGCTTAACATAAGCGTTATCCGATACCGAGGAAGCCTCTGGCTCTCGTAAGCGAATAAGTACGTCATTAACAAGTTGAATATAGTTCATTGAAGCCATGTGCTATCCTATCATAGTTTGACTGTTTTGTCAAGTAAAATCTTTACGAACCACAATCCCACTTCTTTAATGCCAAGGCTTTACGAGTAGGTCTACCCTTTTCATCCTTCATCGGACCCTTGACACCGCCCATCCTTGCACAGAAGCTCTTTCGCCTTCCAGCCGCTTTGGGCGACTTTGCAGCCGCTTTAGCAGAAACTGGAGGCTTGAGGTTAGCACCTTCTGTTCGCTTGAAGTAAGCCCTTCCTTTGGCGTTTAAACCACCTTCTGGGTTCTGATATGCTTTCTTTGGCATTATTTCTTCTTTTTAGCTGTTTTAGCAGATTCTTTGAAGTCCTGCGCCGAAGGTGCGCCTTTGCTGCCTACCTTACGCATCTTCTCGCCGGAACCCGCCTTAATACGACGGCGTTTAGCGGCGATATTGGCATACAAGCCGGGTTTAGTAGCCACGCATTGCTCCCATCTTCTTAGCTGGCTTAGACACTACTTTAGCACCAGTCTTCTTAGCATACTGCTTAGCTTGCTTCTTACCCTTAGTTGTATAGGGGAACTTCTTCTCTTTGACCATTGGCATATTATTTCCTTTTCTTGGGTTTAGCGGTTGATAATGCAATTGCGACTGCTTGCTTCTGAGGTCTTCCTTCTTTGACTAACTTTGAAATGTTCTTACTGATTGTCTTCTGTGACTTACCTTTAGCGAGTGGCATAATTATCCTTATGCAAAGTTTTGTACAGTACTGCGTTGTTCTAAATCAAAGGATGCTATAACTGTCATGGTTGAACCTGTTTCAGATATAGCACGAAGTTCGTCTTCTTCATCCATTACAAAAGAAAAAGTACTATCAATCACAGCAGAAGTTTTTGCAGATATAGTTCTCTCATGTACTATTTCAATGCTAACATTAGCACTTTTATCGTACCAATAGATAGAAATATGTTTATTCCCAGTACCTCTATTAGTCATTAAAATATCATGAGCAACAGCCATGTTCCTAGTTGGAACAGTAAACATTGTTGTCAATGTATTAGCAGTAAGATTCTTGCCTACGGAATGTGGTCTGCTCATTTAAGTACCAGAGTTAATAAAGTTATAATAATGAACCCAGCAGTGCCGAGGAGAATCTGTTCTAGTCTCTTTAGTCTAGCGTTAATCTGTTCGTAGCGAACTTTACAGACTTCTTCGTGGCTTAAGAGTTTTAAATCAGCTTCAGTCATTATTCTTCTTTCTCTAAACTTTCTTTTAACATCTTTAAAAATGCGTCTTTTCCTACTTGCAACTGCTGTGCTTGAAACTGTGTTGACGCTAGTTTTCTGTCAAGGTCTAGGCAATGGTTTGTCAGCATGACCTGTTCCTCTGTAAAGGTGTTTGTGTCGTACTCTTTTCCATCTATGACTAAGGGTTTCGCTTGTTTTTCGCCCATATCGTTCTCCTAAAATGCTAACAAAGAAAGGCTGTTAGCTTGCCCAAGGTGTTCCTGATTCCACTACTGGGTTCTTTTGCGCTTCAATTTGTGCATCTAAACCTGCTTCTACTGTGTCCTTGCCAAGCGATTCTTGCACCCAGCCAACAACTTCAGCTTCAGTTAGGTCTGCGTAAGGGATGTATTGCTCGTCAGGCTGCTCCGTGTAGCCTACTGTGCCATAGGTAGAAGCGGTGAACTCACCGTCTACTGCTGATACATTGTAGTGAACTGTGGTAACGAAACCATCAGCAGCAAGTCTGTCCATCTGTACTACATTCCATGTAAATTCCATGTTATGCACCTAACTTGTTAGCTTCTTGTTGCGCTTTATAAGCAGCAATAATTTCAGGTGTCCAAGTCAGGTTGCAAATAGCTGCAACATTGGCTGGTACGCCAGTTAAATCGGCTTCAGGTGCAAGTGAAGTGCGGTGGTAAGTTTGGCTTAATTGCTTGCCATCTTCCATAATGCGTGTAGCTTCACGGTACAGCACGATGCCGTTCTCGCAAACTGTAATTTGGTCTACTACTGTTTCTTTAGTTAATGCCATTTTAAATCTCCTTTAAGTGTCCGACTAAGCTAATCTGGCTTAGTTAATCTGCTGAACGATACCAAAATTGAAAACGCACTTCTCCGCTATTTTGTATTGCACTTCCTGCTAATGAACCATTATTGATAGCATATAAAATCAGATTTGAAGAACTTTGATTAACAATTCCAGCCAAAGTTCCTGTAATGCTATAACCACTATAAGCACCAATATAGAATAAGGCTCTTGAATCGGTAGCGTAACCACCAACTGCAACAGGCAAGCCGCCAATTAAACCATCTCCAGTTCCTGTTTTTGCGCTCCAAGACATATCACATTCACAATAAACCGAGTTTCCAATTTTTACATATGTTCCTTTTTGCCCTGTATAAGTAGTTGTACCAGCCGTAGTAGAACCGAAATAAGTAGGTGTCCAAGTTCCTTCCTCATAATCATCTAGTGTGTTTGCGTTAGATGAAGCTACTTGAGTAGCAGGAAAAGCAATACCAACGCTAGATGTTCCTGTACCGCCTTTTAAAATTAAACAAGCACTAGAATTTAAAGTTAAAAGTGTATTTTCTGTAACTGCACCACCAGCAGAACCTGAAGCAGAAGAAGCAGTCCATGTATGGTCACCACCATTTTGGTAATAACGATTTGCGTAGCCTGTGCCAATGAACTTGTACGAGCCATCATAGTAAATGTTATTACCCATCTGCATAGAACCATCAGTAGCCATTAATGAACCTTGCGTATTCATAGTTAAGGCATTAAATGGCGAAGTCCATCCTGCTGGGGCAGAGTTACCGATACTTACAACACCAGTAGAAGTAATCCGCATCCGTTCTGTGTTGCTAGTTGCAAAGTTTAAATAACCAGCTTCTCTGTTTATAAGTTCAGCATTAGCACCATCTTGAGCAATTTGAAATCCATCGGCATTAGTTCTTCCCGACGCAGTATTAGTCATCTGAAAATAAGTAGCAGACGAGCCACCATCTATATGAAGTAATCTTGTTGGAGCTGTAAGTCCAATACCTACATTACCAGCACTAGTGATACGCATCCGTTCTGCGCTGTTAGTGTGAAATGTCATGGCATTTGTGCCGTGGTCATAAGCAAGAAGTCCGACTGTTGCGCTTCCTGTATCACCAAAATAAATCAAGCTGTTATCGCCTAAGTTATTTCCTGTATGAAGATAAAGGGCTGTATTACCGCTACCTCTTACTTCTAACTTACCTAACGGACTACTAGTACCAATTCCTACATTGCCTGAAGAATCAACTCGCATACTCTCAACACCGCCTTCTGTAAAGGCAATAGTGTCGGCTGCTGGGAAGAAAATACCTGTGTTGGTATCGCCTGTAGTAGTTAATGCTGGGGCTGATACTGTGCCAGCTTGGACTGTGGTAACACCAGTAGCTTCCAGCGTAGAGAACTTACCTGTAGATGCTGTAGTAGCACCGATAGTTGTTCCGTTGATTGAACCGCCTGTAATAACAATGCTTGCAGGATTGATAGATGCAGCAGACGCAGCAGCAGCAGTGGCAGAGTTAGCTGCATTGGTTGCACTGGTTGATGCAGAGCTTGCTGAGTTACTAGCATTAGTTGCTTGAGTGGTTGCTGTAGATGCTGAAGAAGCAGCATTAGTCGCTGAAGTGCTTGCAGATGAGGCACTAGAAGCTGCATTAGTAGCCTGAGTAGTAGCTATACCTGCTTGAGTAGTGGCGGTTGAAGCTGAACCACTAGCGGAAGTAGCAGAGCTTGCTGCGTTAGTTGCTTGCGTCGTAGCAGTACTAGCACTTCCTGAAGCTGATGTAGCAGAACTTGCAGCATTTGTTTCTGAAGTGCTTGCAGCGGTAGCAGAGTTAGCAGCATTAGTAGCTGACGTAGCTGCTGCGGTGGCAGAGTTACTAGCGTTAGTTGCTTGAGTGGTTGCTGTAGATGCTGAACCAGACGCTGATGTTGCACTATTTGCTGCGTTGGTTGCAGATGTAGAAGCAGCAGAGGCTGAGGTACTTGCATTAGATGCTGAGGTGCTTGCTGAAGACGCTGAAGAAGCTGCGTTAGTTGCTTGGGTGGTTGCCGTAGAAGCTGATGCAGCAGCATTCGTAGCGGATGTCGAAGCAGCAGATGCGGACGCAGCAGCGTTAGTCTCTGCAGTCTCTGCATTGGTTTCTGCAGTCTCTGCGTTAGTCTCTGCAGTTTCTGCATTGGTCTCTGCTGTCTCAGCGTTAGTCTCTGCTAGTTGAGCAGCAACCTGTGCTGCCTCTGCAGCAGCTTGTGCAGCGATAGCAGCGTCTTTAGCTTGTAGTGCTAAGAGTACTTCACTTGCAGCGTCTTGAGTAGCATCGCCTGAACCACCGGGTCCTCTATAGATTGCCAAGGTCTATCTCCTTATTTGTTTAAATACACTCATAAAATGTACTTAAACAAACTCCCTAGCCGAAGCTAAGGAGCTTGAGTTGCCAATATTAGGCGTTTACAGCTAAGATAAAGCCAGTTTCAGGACGTAGTGTCTTTGTACCGAAGAGGGTGTCTGCGGTATAGAGAGTGGATAAATATTCCTGTTTGTACTGAACTTGTGAACGAACACCTAGTTGCTCAGCAAGAACCATCGTATCTTTGTGAGCCAAGATAGCTGCTTTGATGTCGCCACCAGCGGTTGCAGTGTTCTCAGCATCTGTTTCAATGACTGGGCAGTTGCTGGTTACATAGATGTCGATACCATACAACTGACCGATCTGACCGTTGTTTACACCACGACCATCAACGAAATCAGAGCTGTTGTAACGATCAATACCCATGATAGCTGCACGCAATGATGGAGGAACAGCGAAGAAGCGACCATCCATTGGAGTGTCAGCATCATCCATCAACTTGATCAAGGCACGG